CTCAGCAAGGACGGTCCCACCAATGGGAAAGTGCCAGACTCTTGGCGCATCCATTTCAACGATTTGTTCGAGCTGAACGAAAGGGAAAAAGCAGACGTGCGTGCTCGCGTGGCAGCCGTAGACGGGCGCTACATTCAGCTTGGCGTACTGAGTCCGAAGGAATTGGCGGATGCCCGTTATGGGGGCACAGAGTGGTCAATGGAACTCACTCTTGATCCATCGGTGGTTCGTGAACTTCCTACTCAAGCAGGGGGTGGTTCCACTCAGGAAGGGGGCAAAATGAAAGTGCCTCCTGGCGGGCGCGATCCAATGAACGAAGAGAATGGCACTTTGCCAATGGACGGGAGCAGAGAAGTGGAAGATTCGGCTGGCTTGCTTTTAGAAGGCGACTTAGAGAAAGTAAAAGAGGATGCCGAGTTCAAAGATAAAGAGCTTCATCAACAAGCGATTGCTGCAGCAAAAGCTAAGTTCAAAGTGTGGCCCAGTGCCGTTGCTGGTGCCTACGTCACGCGCAAGTACAAGGAACTGTACAAGCGCAAGCATGGTTCAATGGAAAAAGCATTCAGCGGCAAGAAGGAACAAGCCTCCTATTTCAAAGGAGATGCCGCCCCTATGAAAGTGGAAGGGCGCATTCTGGGAGGCATTGACGAAGCTGCGTTTATTTCGGAAGAGGACATTGACAAAGCTTTAGCCGAATGGAAAGAAGAAGCCCCTGCTCGTTTCAAGGAACTCCTGGAAGCCGACAATGCTGAATGACATTAGCCAATTCTCCTCCATTGTTTCTTCTCTCAGAATGGACGCTGCGTGGTCTTATGACCGCAATAGTGGACGTTATCGCGACGAGAAAGGCAGGTTTCTTAGTCAAGCATCCGTGGAAAAGCTTGTTGATGGTCGCATTGATAAGCTAGAAAGTTCGCTCAAGCGCATCACACGCATGTTGAGCAGCGGCAATATCACCTTAGATCAATGGGAAGGAAGTGTAAGGGAAGCCATTAAAGGCGCTCACATTCAAGCGGCCATTGTCGGCTATGGCGGCAAGGACAACATGGGAAGCGGAGAGTTTGGTCGCATTGGCCAAAAACTTCGCGGTGAATATGCCTATCTGCAAAGCTTTGCTCGTGATCTTCTAGAGCAGCGCATTTCTGCTCCCATGGCTGTTGCACGCATTGGCTTGTATGCACAAAGCGTAAGGGGTTCTTTCTGGCAAGGCACTGAACTGCGCAAGCAGCAGCAAGGCTATGGCCTCATGCGCCGCATCTTGGACGATCAAGCTGTGCATTGTCGTGATTGCCCAGGCTATGCAGCAAAGGGAATTGTCCCCATTGGAAGCCTTCCCATGCCAGGGCAACGTTGCGAATGTGGAGCACGATGCAAATGCCGCGTTGAGTATTTCAGGCAACAGGCGCCAAGTGTGCCAGTGTAAAAAAGTGATGTAGCATCTAGCGAGCTTCTTTGTTTTACGTGGCCAAGATTTTATTTGCAGGAGATGCAGGCGTAGAGACAGGCTTTGGGAGGGTGGCTCAGTTCCTCATTCCAGCATTAGCGAAAGAGCATGAAGTACATGCACTGGCGGTAAATTGGCATGGTGACCCCAACGAGATGCAGAAGCATTGTCGGATGTACCCGGCCATGGCGCATGGCTCCGATCCATTCGGCTCTCATCGCATTGGCGAGCTAGTACAAGTCATCAAGCCCGATGTGGTTTTCATTGTCAATGACATTTGGGTGGCAATCAGTCTGACGGACGCCATTGAACCATTCAAGGAAAGCATTGGCTTCAAAACCTGCATTTACACCCCCATTGATTCCTATGGCTTGTTTGCTGAACTCTTGCCTGCCATTAACAAGTGGGACTGCTTAATCACTTACACTCAATTTGCGAAGGAAGAGCTTCAAAAGATTGGCTACGAAAAGCCCATTCACATAGTTGGTCATGGCACAGACTTTACTAAGTTCTTCCCCATGGACAAGCCCGAATGCCGCAGGGATCTAGGAGTGCCAGAAGATACTTTCATTGTCTTCAATGGCAACAGGAATCAGCCACGCAAACGCATTGACCTAACCATTAAAGGCTTTGTTGAATTTGCCAAGGACAAGCCCGACGCTCGACTTTGGCTCAACATGGGCAAGAAAGACATGGGGTGGGATCTCATTCCATTGTTTAAGCGTGTGGCGAAAGATGCAGGATGCGATCCCGCTGGTAAGCTTATTTTGACAAGCCCTAGTTTCTCTACGCACAACTGCCTTTCCATTGAACAACTCAATAAAGTGTATAACGCAGTGGACGTAGGCGTTAACACTTGTTTAGGCGAAGGATGGGGCTTGGTTAACACTGAACATGCCGCAACGGGCGTAGCACAAGTGGTGCCAGACCATACCAGTTTGAAAGAGATTTTCAATGATGTGATGCGCATTACCATTGAAAGTTGGGAAACTGATAGGAACTACGGACTGGAGCGCGGGCAGCCATCACCAAGTAATCTGGCCTTCATCTTGAATCACTATTACAACAATCGGGCTGATTTACAAAAAGCAGGAGAGTGGTGCTACAAACGCATTCATGAGAAGCCCTTCTCTTGGCCTTTCGTACAAAAGCAAATGATTTCCATTGTCGAGGAACTGTTGGCACAAGACAAGCCTGCCGCAGAATTCAAAGGCTTTGGCACTCCCGCAAAAATTAACTAATCATGCAAATTTCGCAAATCTTCCTGAGCGACGAAAGTGACGAACTTTCTCCCTTTCTGCGCCATGCCACGGATACTGTCAAGAACGCATTTCCTGCGTTGAACCACACCGTTTATACAAAGGAAACACTGCGGCAGTTTATTGAAGAGAACTATGGGGAGGAAGTGGTTGATGCTTATGACAGCCTCAAGCCATATTCATACAAGGCAGACCTTGGACGCTTTTGCTTGTTGCATAAGCTTGGTGGCTGGTATATGGACATTGCCGTGAGGATGGTCAATCCCGTAGAAATTGGTCCACGCATTAAATTCTTGGCCTTTCGCGACATTCAAAGGTTTAGCTTCACTTCTTGGGCATGTTCCACTACGGTGCTGTATTCACAGCCAGACAATCTCGCCTTGAAGATTGCCATTGAAATGATTGTGGACAACTGCCTTGATAAATACTATGGCATCACACCGTTGTGCCCCACTGGCCCCACTCTCCTGGGGAAAGCATTGGCAATGAATGGAAGCCAAGCTGATTTTATTTATGGCGACTACTTGGAATTGACGCCCACTTACGAGCAGAAGCACAGAGCTTTCGTGCTGCCCGATGGCACAATCATGGCATGGAGCAAACCGTCTGGTGGCGGCGACCTCACTGGCGTGGGAGCCAAGGGCGTGAATAATTACAACGAGCTATGGGCAAAGCGGGAAGTTTATGCCTAATTCTCCCACGCTTTATGCCGTCAAAATGGCGAATACGCCGTTGCGCTATGAGAGCCAATGGCCAGTGCGCTTGATCGTTGCTCATGCCGGTTCCCTTTCCATTGAAGAAAAGGAAACGTTGCGTGATGCGCAACAGTGCATCTTTGACGATGAAGGACCATCTTCCATTTCTGCGCTTAATCCTTGGTGGGGCGAACTGACTGGCGTGCATTGGATGGTGAATAATTGCGATGATGAATGGCTAGGCAATTGTCAATATCGACGTTCGTGGAACGATATAGAACTTTACAATATGGAGCCTAATCTTCTATATTTATGCCACCCATGCGTATTCGGTTATTCTCTAGCAGCACAGTTTCAAGGCGGTCATCGTTTTCCTGGCGTGGAGATGACCATGGCACTGGCCAATGCAGGCAAACTGCCTTTCACTGCTGAAGAAATGGCTGCTACGTGGGGCTCTAGCATGTTCCAAGGGGGACCAATGGCAGTGGCGGATAATGCCAGCTACAAGCGGCTAATGACCGTGCTGTTCGATTGCCTGTGGCCTGTCTGGAATGCTTATGAAGATGACATTCGCCAGTTAAACGGCTACGATAAGCGAGCCATGGCATTTCTCGCAGAGCGTCTGCTTTCTGGCATTGTCCAGCATCGCAAGAAGTTCTTGGGAGACATTGGCATTCAGCACATTGTTCAACGATTTCACGGCCCTTGACCATGGGACAAACCCTGCTCGATCTAGGCACGCAGCCTCTTGTCAACAATCTGTGCAGCAGCGCAGAAGAAGCAATGGCAGCGGATCGGCATCCATTGCGAGCTGAGTACGACCAAGATCTGTGCATTCATTTGGATACGGAGATTCCCCCTTCAGTGTTATATGGTCATTATTTGTACAAAAGCGGAGTGAGCAAGCCGTATGTTGAACATTGTGAAAAAATGTTTGATAGCTTGTCGCATTTACGACCCCAGACAATTATTGACATTGGAGGCAATGATGGCACCTTGTTGGATGCTTTTCAGCGTCAATCGCCTATCCCCATTGAACGAATTAATGTGGACGCAAGTGCGTCATTTAAGGAAGAAAATGAGCACAAGGGCATTCGTTATATAAATGCTTTGTTTAGTGAATCGCTAGATTTACCTAAGGCAGATGTAATTATTTCTACTAATGTTTTTCAACACACCAAGGACATTCATTCTTTTCTGCGAGGCATTAAAAAGCATTTGAACGGGGTGTGGGTGCTGGAATTTCCTTATACTTTGACCACGCTTCTCACTTTGCAGTTTGATCAGTTTTACCACGAACATTATTACTACTGGCTTGTCACTCCATTGGCCAAATTGTTTGCTGAGTATGGACTGAAAATTATCTACGCAAAGGAAATGTCCATTCATGGGGGCACCATGAGAATGTGGATGACAAACAAGGAACCAAGTGCTTCAGCTATTACAAGCG